GTTGGCACGGTGGGCAGCTGTGCTTGCTGGCGGCACTGTATTTTATGCACTGACTGGTGGCCCGTTTTTGAGAAAACTCACTAGCAAAATTCCTGGATTCAATACAGTATTGCTAGGCGGTGCGGTTGCTGTTAAGTCTTGGATTAATAATACAGACAATGCCAACTTTATTGCATCATTGATAGCAGACAATATTCCTGAACTGGCACAAACGATTGGTCAAATTATTAACAGCGGATTGCAACATGTTCCTAAGGCAATTCGTCCTTCAATGCCGGGCGCTGATAATCCAAATAGTGCATACAATCAGCAAAACAATATTGCTGGAAGCCCATCAGGTACCAGTCAAAGTGCCATAGATCAAACCAGTGATGCAGGCAATACCACAGTGAATCCCACAACTGGTCGCACAGCCTCTGGTCGCAAGATGTATTACAACGACAACTGGCATAGCAACAATCAAGACATAACTGGGTGGGTTTTAGATCCTGACAATCCCAGTATGATTCAAGATCCTAAAAATCCAGCAGCTAGAGCATTGAAACCGCCTGGATGGAAGGCTGATTAAAGCAACGGCATCTGGCTTATTTTAGTGGCTTCGATATTTTCTTTTATAATTTCATAAATGGCTGCACGGTCTTCGTGTCCATATATCATTAGTAGATCATTAACTGATACTCCGCCACGCATGTACCAGCTGATTCTGAACAAATCTTCTTTGAACAGTTTGGTTTCTTTTTCTAGCCTAACTAGAGTAGCTTGAATTTCAGCTGGCGATTGTCCAATTAGGCTGCGTCGAAAAAATTGCTTTGATCTAGATCAACAAACAAACTGGTTTGGTTTTCACAACTGGTACACTTGACTGGATAAGTTGGACTCTTCCATGCTTCTCTGCCTTGTTCAATGTGTTGCTTGATGCTGTCAAAAATTTCTTTATCACAGTTATCCATCCATTCATTGATAAACACCCTTTCAGTAACAACTTTGTTGTTGGCTTCCACGCTTTCAACACAGGCTTTGTACAATTCATTTTGAATCACGCTGAGTTCTTCAAACAGGGCATTGATCATGCTCTGTTGTTCAGTTTGATCTTCTATGGTTTCCGCTTGGCGAATTTTTTGTTGCAATCTAAAATTTCGCAAGTTAAAATCTGTACTTTGACGATAGTTCAATGGCTGTAATTTGATTACTAGATCTTTCAACACAATTTTGTTGTCGTATTGCACGTTGGAAAAATGTTCAATGATACGAGCTAGATCCAAATCATACTCGTTTTCTTCTAGACACTTGACACAGGTGTTGGTCACAGTCATCTCATTGCCAAATGTAGCAATGCGCATGGCAGTGAAAATAACTTGACTGTCAAGAATACTCATATCCCATGCATTTTTAATACCTGGCACACAGCTTTCAATAACCCTGACTGAGCTTTCTCCACTGAGTAGCGCATCGGGTGTTTTTAAAATTATCTCATCCATACCAGTCAAACTGTAAACAGACATGTTGTTTACATCGCCTTGAATGGTACCTGGCTGGCAGTACACGCCCTGACTGGGTAATTTGATGTAAATTTTAGGTTGTCTAAAAAATTGTTGTAATGGATTCTGTGCCATGTTTATCTCCAGATAAATATTCGATAAAGTATTTATACACGCATATTTCTAGGAAAAAATTATGGCAGATGAAGATAAACCAGTCACACTAGGACAACTTAAAGCATTAGTAGGTTCAGGCGGGAACAGCGGACCAACTAGTGGCAGCGCCGCCACTCCTAACACTAGTGGATTTGCCAAAGGTTTGAAAGATGTAACCGAAGGAGCTCTTAGTGTAGCCGCGGGATTTTCAAGGCTAACTTCAGGAACAGACGCTGCCACAGCAGGATTAAGTGCACTGTCGGCGGGTGCCAAATCTGTTGGCTTGGGCACACTGGGCAAAGGTTTGGATTTGTTTGGCGGTGCAATACTGCAACAAAAACAAGTTCTTGACAAGGCCAGCGCAGAACTAGGTATTGGTGGAAACAATATTGGGTTGTTTGTGCGCATGGCAGGAGATGCAGGCCTAACTACACAACAATTCACCGATGTAATCAAACGAGCTGACGGCAGTATTGGTGGATTAGGCCTTACAGCACAACAGAGTGCATTGAATTTTAGTAAAATTCAAAAGAACATTGTAGAAACTGGCGATCAGTTGAACAAGATGGGTCTCAGTGCTCAAGAGCAAGCTGATATCACAGCATTGGCCACAATAAATGATGCTAAAAGAAATGCTAATGATAAAGCCTCCCAAGCTTCTATTGCCAAGAGTGCTGTTGACCTAGCAATGAGCTTGGACGAAACTGCCAAAATTACTGGGCAGAGCAGACAAGCAATCATGGACAGTATCAAAGCTGAAGAAAAGAAACCTTTAGCAGCCATTGCCATGATGCAAATGGATGAGAAGCAACGCGAAAATTATACACAATTACAGGCACAAGTACAAAAACTAGGCCCTGGATTCATGAGCCTTAGCACAGAAATTGCCACTGGCGGTGTGCAAACCAAAGAAGGTTTGGCCATGTTGGCAGCTATGGGGCCTGAAGCAGCCAACAAATATCAAGCAGCTTCTCAAGCCATGATAGATGCCAAAACTCCAGAAGAGAAAAAACGAGCACAGGCACTGATGGATGAAGCGCAAGCTGCTGTCCAACGACGCATGGCCGATGAAGAATTCAAACGATACCTCAAGAGCGGCACCGCTGAACAGCAACAGGCTGCTGCCAATTTAGTGTCAGGCAACAAGGCCATGATGAGTGTACAAAGCGAAGTCCAGAAAAATGGTGGTGACTACGCAAAGGCAATTAAAGATCAGAGAGAAGCTGTACAAGCTACTCAAGCTGGTTTGAAAGTGGATGAAAAAACTGGCAAAGTTGATAAAGACGACAAAGGCAATGCTATTGCCGACGAGGGTCAAAAAGTTGCTCAAGACCTAAACGGGCTGAATAAAGCTGCCGCTTTGGCAGCCGGTGGATTCGCGCACAGTGTAGAAGATGCCAACAAATCAATGGCCAAAACACCTGCATATGTGGATGCCATGAACAAGGCCATGCAGACCATATCCGGCGGCGCCAAAACGATAGAGGGTGCACAGGCCGCGCAAAAAGATAAAATTGGAAAAGGTCTCAATGAAATTGCAGGAGCTGCTGCCGGTGACGGTCCTACTAAACCTCAAAAGGGTGCTGGTAGTTTGCCTAAAGACTACGAGCCAACTAAAAAACGTGCAGGTGGAACGCTGGCAGAAACTGGAAGTGCTGTTGAGCCAGAAGATGCTGTTGTTAAAATACACAAAGGTGAAACTGTATTAAATCCTGATGCTACTAAGGCCATGGGTAAACAACTAAGTGCCGGGAGCAAAACTCCCGGAGGAGTAAATTTTTCTGAAATTAGCAAGTCAGTATCCACTTCTATTAGTAGCATGTCGGGTGGCGGCTCCACTGAAACCAAACAAATACAAAATGACAGTAGCAAAGCTGCTGAAAAAGAATTGGCAGCTGTTCGAGAACAGATGCAAGCTGAGAAAAATGCTTTAAGAGAAAAACTAAAAGCTCAAATGGGCGACGGCAGCAAGTTGGGCGGTAATGCAGTTGCCAAAGAAATGCGAACTGGAGACGAAGGCAAGGGCATAGCTGAAAAGTATAAAGCTATGATGGAGCCTTTGCAAAAACAAATTGACGCTGGTATTAGTTTTGAAACCACTAAAAAAGCTAGTGCAATTGAAGAAACTAAGAAAGTAGTAGAAGAACAAAGTAAAATAACATTTTCTGGTAGTATAAAACAATTAGAAGCATTTAGATCCAAAGAAAAAGCTGAAGATGATTTCTTTGGAGGTACTAAGAAAAAAACTGATGCAGAATTAGCTGATCAAACAGCTAAAAAAGATGAAATATTCAAAGCGGCTGAGCTTGCAAGAAGTGTAGTGGGCACTAGTATAAAAGGTCTTAGCGACGATGCAATTAAAGCCATGTTACCAGTTAGTGCAAGCATGGATGACTTTTATGTAGATATGAATGATAATCTGCAAAGTTTTTCTAATGATAGTGCAACTAACTTACAAAAAATAACAGTCAGCGAAAAGGCAGCATCAGCGGCAAAAAATATTAGTAGTGTTCCAGCAGCCACTGGTGCCAAATCGCAAGCACCAGTGGATGACGCTGCTGTAAACGAATGGAAAAAATGGATTGCTAAAAGTGGTGAATTTAAAGCAGATGCTGAAAGAGAAACTGCAATAAAAACTACAGAGTCAATCAAAGCTCGTCTTGCTGATAGACAATCGCAAGTTGCTGCATTAGAACAAACTGCGGCCCAAAGAGAATTAACTGATAAAGAAAAAAGTGATCTTGCAATAGCGCAATCTGGTGTACGAAGAGCCACAAACAATCTCAAAGATCAAGAAACTCGTATGATTGCGATTGACCAGCTGGAAAAACAAGGATTGGCTAAAACTGTAGAAACTAAAAAATCTGAAATAGCTGAAGTTTCCAAAGCTGAAGAATCAAAGAAAGCCACATTGGCCAAATCGCCCTCGGCAACAGCAGCGGCTATTAGTCCAGTGCCAGCGGCTCTAGGAGCTAACCCTGCAGACACTGGCAAGGGCAAAGGCGAGCTGGAGATGGTATTGTCCGATTATCAGAAAACAGTACTCAAGTATGCTGCAACTGAAGGCGAGATGAAAAAAGTTCAGCTGGACAACGAGAAAAATATTATCCGCGGAACTGAAGCGCAGATCACGGAAAGCAAACAACGCATTGCCAACATACAAAAAGATGCAGAAGGTCGTGAGCTAACACAGCGTGAGCAGAATAGCATACAGAAAATCAATGAAGAAATCAAAGGATTTGAACAACAAAAAGCCACACAAAAGGAAGCACTGGCAGTATTTGAAAATATTGACAAATTAAAAGCACAAACTTCTACAGAAAGTAAAAAAGCTGAAGTTGCCGAAATTGCCAAACACGAAGAAGCTAAGAAAGCCACTACCGCCAGTGCCAAAGCAGCTGAAATAGCTGATACTACCAAACACGAAGAAACTAAAAAAGCCACTACTGCCAGTGCCAAAGCATCTGAAATAGCTGATACTACCAAACACGAAGAAACTAAAAAAGCCACAGTATCTGCTCAACAAATGTTTACTAGCATGGCCACAATGGGCATGACAGAAAGTCAAAAGAAGATGTTTGGTGAATTTTCTTCACTGAGCAAAGAAGACAGCGACAAAAAGAAAGTATCATTGTCCGAAGAATTAGCAAGCGCAATGGGGGCAAACAAAGCTGCACTTGCAGCCAGAGATGCCATTGAAGAAAAAGCTGAGTTAGAAGGTCGTAAAATGACCGAAGCTGAAGAAGCACAGCGCAAGGCACTTACTATTGAATTAAATGCTAGTGCTAACAGAATAGATGCGGCAGCGGATGCACAAAAAGTTTTAGGCAGATCTGAAGAAGATAGAGCTAGTCAAGCTATGGCAGCTTCACTCCAAGAGCAAAATGCCAAAGAAGTAGCGGCATTTAAAACTACACAAATTGCAAAAGATGGTGCTAAAGAACAAGAGAATATACAAACAACCGCGCTAGCAAAAACTAAAGCAAATGTCAACGAAACACTAACAATTAATGGCAAAGTTGTGGATCCTAACAGCGCAGAAGGCAAAGCTGCTCTAGGAAAAATGGAAGAAGCCAAAGCCAAGATGAATCAAGTCTTGGGAGGTATGATGCCTGACATGAGCAAGATGTTGGCAGATTCTAAGTCTTTGCCGGGATTAGACTCACTTGGCAAAGAAATTTCATCCGGTGGAGTACAAAGTAAAGAAGGTCTTGCAACCATGCAAGCCATGGGTCCTGAAGCTGCAACTAAATTTAGTAATGCTGTTGCAGCCATGCAATCTGCAACCACAGCTGATGAAAAAGCCAAAGCCAAATTACAAATGGATGAGGCACAAGCAAGTATTGCAAAAAGAACACAAGACAAAGATTTTGCCTCAATGTTAACATCGGGGACAAAAGAACAGCAAGAAGCTGCAAAAGCACTTTTACAAAAATCAACAGTTAATCAAGAAACTAAACCCAGTGCCGATAGTAAAGGCAAAACAGAAACAACAGCTAAAGCAGTAGAAAGTCATACTATCAAAGCAGGTGAAACACTGAGCAAGATAGCCAAAGAAGCTGGCATATCAGTTCAAGACATAATGAAAGCTAACCCTAACATTAAAGACCCTAACAAGATTGCTGCCGGTGCTTCGCTGAATATACCAGGTGCTAAGAAAGCGGAAGAAGCCAAACCCAAAACCACTGAAGAGAAAAAACCAGAAACAGATGCTGTCAAGAAAGTGGAAGAAGCCAAACCCAAGACCACTGAAGAGAAAAAACCAGTAGCAGATGCTGTCAAGAAAACGGAAGAAGTTAAACCCAAGGCCACTGAAGAGAAAAAACCAGTAGCAGATGCTGTCAAGAAAACGGAAGAAGTCAAACCCAAGGCCACTGAAGAGAAAAAACCAGTGCAAGAAAAGAAACCAGGAGAAGTGGGTTATGTAACTGAGCAAGCCAATAAATTGACCAGCGGGTTCGGCAACATTAGCGCTGGCAATGACATGTTCAATCCCAAAGTGGTTAACAAGATCAGCGACGAAGAATGGGCTAAAATAAAAGAAAAACAAAAGTCTGAAGGTGCTCCTAAGGCTTCAGGCAAACCTGGAGAGTCTGCACAAGCCTCAGCAGCTGCACCAAAGACCACTGCAATTGCCAGTGCACCAAGAACTAGTGATGCAGCTCCCAAGAAAGAAGAACCCAAGAAAGAAGAACCCAAGAAAGCGGAACCAGCCAAAGTGTCTGTTGAGCCTGTAAAATCAAAAAGTGCTGACCCTACTATGAAAGATCTCAATGACCAACTGGTGATGTTAAATAGACATATGGTAGAACTAATAAAACACAGTTCTGCCACAGCGGATGCCAGTAATAAAACTGCTAAAAACGCAGTAAAATCAACTGGTCGAGCATTTTAAGGACAAGAAAACATGACATGGAAAAAGTATTTCAGCCCTGTGGAAGTCAGTGGACAGTTAAGCACTATCAGCGGACTCAATAGCGGCAATCGTCCAGGTCCGGCAAGAAGCAATTACAGCAGTTATCTCCCAGATGTGTATAGCGGCAGTCCCAACAGAATTGAAAGATATCAACAGTACGAAGTCATGGACAGTGATCCTGAAGTCAATGCTGCTTTGGATATTCTAGCTGAATTTTGCACACAGAAATTGAAAGACAGCAAAAATCCCTTTTCAGTAAAGTGGAGACAGAAAGCCACCAACGCTGAAATTAAAATACTGGGAGAATACTTGCAACAGTGGAATTCATTGCAAAAATTTGATACCAGAATATTCAGGATTGTGCGCAACACATTCAAGTATGGTGATAGTTTTTTTATTAGAGATCCTGAAAATCAAAAATGGAATTATCTTGATCCCAGTCAGCTGATCAAGGTGATTGTGAACGAAAGTGAGGGCAAGAAGCCTGAACAGTATGTGGTAAAGAATCTTGCGCCCAATTTTGTAAATTTGGTAGCCACGCAGATTACACCCAATATCAATCCTAGACAGTCGGGCGGAGGATCCAGTCCAACCAGCGGATTCACTGGACAAAGTGCAGGCGGCAAAGGCACTGGTACTAGCAGCAGTTCCAGTAATAGATTTGGTTTGCAACAGACTGAAAATGCCATCAATTGTGAACACATTGTACATTTGAGTCTCAGCGAAGGATTGGACAACAACTACCCATTTGGCAATAGCCTTTTGGAAAATATCTACAAGGTATACAAACAAAAAGAACTGTTGGAAGATGCCATTTTAATCTATCGCATACAAAGAGCGCCTGAGCGTAGAGTGTTTCACATTGATGTGGGCAACATGCCCAGTCACTTGGCCATGGCCTTTGTGGAACGAGTGAAAAATGAAATCCATCAAAGACGCATTCCGTCACAAACTGGCGGCGGTCAAAATGTCATAGACAGTGCTTACAATCCGTTAAGTATCAATGAGGATTACTTTTTCCCCAAAACAGCAGATGGCAAAGGTTCTGATGTTACCATGCTGGAAGGTGGCAAGAACATTGGTGAAATTGATGACTTAAAATACTTTACCAACAAGCTGTTTCGTGGCTTGCGTATACCCAGTAGCTATTTGCCTACAGGACAGGACGACAGTCAAAGCAACTTCAATGATGGCAGGGTGGGCACTGCCTACATTCAAGAATTGCGCTTCAACAAGTACTGCGAAAGATTGCAAAGCCTAATGACCAGTGTGTTTGACGAAGAATTCAAAATGTACCTGCACGGCAAGGGCCTAAATATTGATTCCAGTTTGTTTGAATTAAATTTTAATCCACCCTTAAACTTTGCCAGTAGCAAGCAGGCCAGCATTGATGCTGAACGCATTAACACATTCAACACCATCCAAGCTGTGCCGTTTGTATCCAAACGATTTGCTTTGAAGCGTTTCTTGGGATTAACCGACGAGGAAGTTGCAGAAAACGAGCGGTTCTGGGCAGAAGAGAACGGCAAAGGACAGCCAACTACCACTGATGCTGCCGGAGAATTGCGCAGTGCTGGGCTGAGTTCAAGTGGTATCAGCGGTGATTTGGATGCCGCAGGTGACCTAACAGCTCCTGAAGACATGCAACCAGATGCGGGAGAAACTGGGGATACTGGTGCCGCACCGCCAGCAGGTGCCGCTGGGCCTGCTACACCGCCCAGCGCATAAATACCATATGATACTAAGAGAATTGTTTTATATTGATCCTGACACACGGCATGTAGCAAATGACTTGCGCTACGAGCCCAGGCGCGACAATACAGTATTGCATAGAGACGATACCCGTAAAACAAGATTAACACTACGACAAATAAACGAGCTTAGAAAAAGTACTGAAGCACACATACTGGAACAAGAGAATGAGTTGGAATTCATACATGCAATGTATGCAACTCCTCCTGCTCCGGCAGCATAAATTGCAAAAACGACTGTAATCAGTCGTTTTTCGCCTGTAATACACTGAATTTGTAATATAAGTGTAAATAATAAACAGCCTTGTAACTTATAACACTAGGAGAATCAACATGACTGACCGTAACCAATTTGAAGCTATGCTTGAAGCTTTGATCAACGATGATCAACAAGCCGCTAAAGAAATTTTTCACAACATTGTTGTGTCAAAATCACGCGAAATTTATGAAGAGCTATTGTCCGAAGACTTTAGCCCAGAAGAAGCCAACAAAGCAGCCGGTGGCCACATGAAGTCTGACGACATGGAAGAAAACATGGAAGAAGAAGGTGCCGACGAAGAAAACATGGAAGAAGAAGGTGCCGACGAAGAAGACGACATGGACGACGAAGACGACATGGACGACGAAGACGACAGTGAAGACGACATGGGCGACGAAGACGACATGGGCGGCGATATGGAAGATCGTGTGATGGATCTAGAAGATGCATTGGAAGATCTAAAAGCAGAATTTGAACAATTATTGGCTGGTGAAGAATCTGAAGAGCACGATCACCCAGGTATTCATGACATGGGCGGAGATGACGCAATGGGCGGCATGGACGACATGGAAGATGAAGGTATGCCAATGATGGAATACTACAAGAAAGTAAGTGTTAGTCACGGCGACAACGGTCAAAACACTAGGTCAACTATTGACAACATGAGAAACGACATGGGCGGTTCTTCAAAGAATATTGCACAAAGTTTTTCAACAGAAAAAGGCGGCACACAAGGCGGCTTAGCAGCTCCAACAACAAAGCCATTGATTGGTGATGTTCAGAACAGCGTAAAAGCCAATGCTGGTAAAACTAGCTTTAAAAAGCAAGAACCAGGCCACGGTGCGGAGAAGAAAGGCAAGAGTGAAGCTGGCGTAGATAAGAAAAGTCTTATCGGCGGCAGAATCCGTTAATTACAAAGAGTACATATAAAGTATGTCACTATACCTCCGAGAGAATCTCAGTTTCAACGAAGCCAAAATGGTTGTTGAATCTGATGACAAAGATGGGAAAAACTTGTACATGTCCGGGATTTGCATCCAGGGCGGTATTCGCAACGCAAATCAGCGTGTTTACCCTGTTAATGAGATTGGCAAGGCTGTCAAAACCCTTAATGATCAGATTCAAAACGGCTATTCAGTTCTCGGAGAAGTGGATCATCCAGATGATCTAAAAATTAACCTAGACCGCGTGAGCCACATGATTACAAACATGTGGATGGACGGGCCTAATGGTTATGGGAAGTTGAAAATACTTCCAACACCAATGGGACAACTAATCAAGACAATGCTGGAAAGTGGAGTCAAGTTAGGTGTATCAAGTCGCGGATCTGGAAATGTCAAAGATGACGGATCCGGAGAAGTATCAGATTTTGAGATTATCACAGTAGATATGGTAGCTCAACCTAGTGCTCCAGGAGCATATCCTACACCAATTTATGAACACTTGATGAACAATCGAGGCGGATTAAATGCCTTACGCATAGCGCAAGAGGTAAAAGGTGATCCTAAAGCACAGAAATATCTCAAAGAGAGCTTATTAAGTATAATAAGCAGACTCCAATAACAAGGAGAATCATATGTTGGATGCACTAAAATCGTTATTTGAAAACAATGTGATTTCAGAAGAGATTAAAGAATCTATTGAGCAAGCATTTGAAGGTCGTGTGAACGAAGCCCGAGAACAAGCAGCTCAACAACTACGCGAAGAATTCGCACAGAAATATGAACACGACAAGAACACCATGATTGAAGCAGTAGATCGTATGATCTCTGAACAATTGAGTGCTGAGATTGTTGAATTTGCAGATGACCGTCGTCAGCTGGCTGAAATGAAAGTTAAGCTGGCTAAAGAAAAGAAACAAACTGCAAAAGTAATGAAGGAATTTGTTACACGCCAATTGGCCGCTGAAGTTCGTGAACTACACGAAGATCAAGTGGCCATGGCCAGTAAGTTCGGAAAACTGGAACGATTTGTAGTTGAGGCTCTTGCTCAAGAAATTACTGAATTTTTCAGAGACAAACAAGATCTAGCGGAAACTAAGGTACGCTTAGTCCGTGAAGGTCGTAATCAGATCAAGCAGGTAAAACAAGAATTTGTGCAACGTGCGGCCAAGATGGTGGAATCAGTAGTGAGTCAGAATTTGCATTCTGAAATTCACGCACTGAAAGAAGACATTGAAGCAGCCCGTCGTCAAGATTTTGGCCGCAAGTTATTTGAAGCATTTGCTTCTGAATATCAAGCTAGCTACCTAAATGAAAAATCGGAAACAGCAAAATTACTCAAGGTCATAGACCTAAAAGATTTGGCAATGAAAGAAGCAGCGCAAGCTGTTGTAAAAGCTGAACAAATACTAGAAAGTAAACAAGCTGAAATCCGTACTCTTAAAGAGAGTCAAACAAGAAAAGCAATCATGAGTGAACTACTTTCTCCTCTAAACAGCGAGCAACGTTCTATCATGGCTGAACTAATGGAGACTGTGAAAACAGAACGTTTGAACGAAAGTTTTGACAAGTACTTGCCATCAGTAATTAATGGCAAGGCTCCGCAGAAGAAACAGGCACTAGTAGAGGCTAAAGAAATTTATGGAAATAAGATTTCCAACACCAACCGTAGCAGTGAAGCTGACGCAAACATCATCGATATTCGCAAGCTCGCTGGACTAAAATTTTAAGGAGAAATTTAAATGTCAGAACTACTTAATGGACGTTGGGCAGAAACTAAGGAAGCCCTATTAGAAGGCTTACAAGGCACTAAAAAATCAGTAATGGGTGTAACC